TCGGAGGATTTTCTCTATATCGACCCCTCTGATAACTACGTGCTGAACCAGCTGATCGGAGTGGGAGACGGAAATAACAACTCATTCCAAATGGTCCGCACCTACGGCGGATTTGCCGAACCGAGGTATGATATTCAAGCTTCTAACAATCAGGTTCCCATCGTCATCAAGGTCAACGGGAACGCGCAGGCGAACAATTCTTACTCAATTAACTACCTCAGAAGTGGACTGCTCTCTTTTAATTCCAACCCGATCGGGGCGATAACGGCGAACTTCGCCTACTACCAAAGGGTCAGGTTCATCGAGTACGTCGGAGGCGGCGGATCTACCGGTGGCGGGGATCAGGCCTTTTCTCAGTTTATGAGAAACCTCTGGGAAGCAAAATCGGTTTCGTTTCAGTCGGTCAGGCAGGAAGGAAACACGTATCTTCCCGATGCGACTCTGGGTCCTCCGAACGCGATCTGGATTCAAATGCTGCTCAATAATCAGACGAACAACCTCTATCAGGGAGCCTGGCCAAACGATTCAAACGCGGCAGGGTACGGTGCAAACGATCTCGGCAAATGGTGGCTCAACACGAGCGATCCTCACTATAAGTGGTGGAACGGAAACGAAATCTTGATCCTCGGATGATATGAAAACAGCCTCAAACGATGTAATCGATGCTCTTCAAAACTATGCCGACCTGAAATTCGCCGAGATCTATACCTTCACGCTGGCCGACAATTCAACTTATCTTTACACCTCGCTCGATGTCAACGTTGTCATAGGTTCGAACGAGTACAGATCGGATGGGCTGCTTATAAAAAGAGGACCGATGCGGCAGGGACTGGGCCTTCAGGTGGACGATCTGGAGATCACGGTCTATCCGACCACAGCTAACATCGGCGGAGTGGGATGGCTTGCGGCCTTGAGAAACGGTGCTCTGGACGGAGCGACAGTTCTCATTCAACGAGCGTTCTTCAAATGGTGGGCAGCGGACGGATTCATCGGCGCAATAACTTCATTCAATGGCACCGTCTCTGATATCGATCCGATAGGAAGGTCCGGCGCTGTCCTGAAAGTCGCAAGTATCGCAGAATTGCTTTCCGTAATGTGGCCACGCATGGTCTATTCTGCACAGTGCGTCTGGAGACTCTATGATGCGGGATGCACGGCGAACAGGGCCTCTTTCACGGTCTCGGGAAACGTGACGGGAAATGGCGCGGTGAACAGCTTTCCTACAGACCTCGCCCAAGCCAATAATTTTTTCGATCAGGGCGTGGTGAGATTCACGGCGGGAAATAACATCGATGTCATGCGCACAATAAAAAGCTACTCAGCGGGAAACGTGAGCATCGCCTATCCCCTTCTCTATGCGCCGGCGGCGAACGATGCGTTCCAGATTTATCCTGGCTGTGATCATAGTCAGAACACGTGCATTTTCAAATTCTCAAACGGAAATAATTTTCGGGGATTCCCTTTTATTCCAGTGCCGGAGGCCGGTCTATGACGGATAAGGCGGAACTGAGGAAAGCCATCATTGAGGAGGCCAAAACCTGGCTCGGCACGCCCTGGCACCACGAGGCAAGAGTGAAAGGGGCCGGAGTCGATTGCGGAATGTTCATCCTGGGAGTCTGCGAAAATCTCCATCTTACCCCGCACGTTGTCCCCCCGCACTATGGCCCCGATTTCATGCTTCACAGATCGGACGAGTGGTATGTCGAGATTATCCTTCAGTTCGCAGATGAGATCTTCAGCGAGCCTTATCTTCCCGCAGATTGCGTCGTGTTTAAGCACGGAAGGATCTACAGCCACGGAGGAATAATCATCGATTGGCCTTTGATAATACATGCATCGGCTCCGGAGAGGTGCGTGCTTTATGGCGATGCAAGCCGGGCGCCGATCTCGACCTGGCCGAAGAGAATTTTCAGGCACAAGGAGCTCTTATAAATGGGAGGCGGAGGCGGTCGGTATACCTACAACCGGAACGTCCTCGGAGAGCAGGTCCCCAAATATAACGCCCTCCGGCTGCAAACCAGCACGCAGGGAATGGTCATTCCTGTGGTGTTCGGCACGACAAGGATCACCGGGAACTTCATCTGGACAGACGATTACAGGGCAATTCGCCAGGAAGTTTCGACAACAACGACGACACCCGGTGGAGGAAAAGGGGGGGGCGGAGGAGGAGGCGCAACGAATGTTTCCGTTCAAGTCTCCTACACCTACCAGGTGGCCTTTGCCATGGGCTTGTGCGAGGGCCCGATAGAGAAAATAATCAGGCAATGGGCATCCAAATCAGCCTTTAGCGCCCTGAGCGGTATGTCTCTCTTTAAAGGGACCTATCCTCAGTTGCCTTGGTCATACCTGTCCGCCCAACATCCAGATGCGGCGCTGAACTATCCCGGTTTGGCTTACGTCGCATCTGCTCTCTATCCTACTGGGGAGACGGATTCCCTTCCAGATTTTAGTTTTGAGGTCGGTGGCCTGTTATCTTCTTCTGTTCCGATTATAGTACCGTTTGATCTCATCTCAAACGGAACCTTCGCACGCGGAAATCCTCCTACTGATTGGTCGGTGATCAATTATCCTTCCATCTACAATAAGCTCTGGGTCCCAAGTCCGGACGGCGGCCCGGGAAACGTATGGGCTGTCTACCTCTATGATACCGCAGGATGGGGAGGATTCAGCCAGCCGATTGTGGCAAGCGAAAACGGCGTTAGCTACACGCTGTCCTTTTGGTACAGAGTAGATGCCGGTTCCCTGACGGTTCGTATGCGCAACGATGCGTTTCAATATGAGTTTCCCGACGAGGTTTTTCCTGTCACTGATGGGGCCTGGCATTTTTTCCAGAAAACGTACGCGGAAACCCTTGCTGGGACGTCTGGCCTCGGGCTTAAATTTTTCAATACCAACAACAACTATCCAGGCATCGTGGAAACGGCGTTTGAGATCTACGGTGTCAAAATAGAAGGACTGCACAGCGCCTTTGATGCGAACCCAGCCGACATTATAGACGCAATAGCGAGCGATACGAGATATGGCCTTGGATTGTCATCTGCTTTGCTTGATCTTTCAGACTTCTGGATCTGGTGCCTCGCTTCGGGTTTCCTTCTCTCCCCCGCTTTCACCTCTCAGCAGCCTGCCGCCGATCATATCCAGAACCTTCTGGATGAAGCATTTGCGACTGCCATCTGGCACGATGGTTCCGTGCTGAGAGCGATCCCGTACGCCGATGCTCCAGTCACCGGAAACGGCGTCACATGGACCCCCGACACCACGCCGAGATACGATCTCGGAGACGATGACTTCTTGGTTGAAGGCGAAGAAGAACCCATCAAGGTATCTCGAAAATCTCCAGCGATGTGCAACAACAATCTCAAAATAGAGTGCCTCGATCGTCAGAATGATTATAACGTGGCGGTCCCCGAGGCCTGGGAGCAGGCTCTGATAGATAGTTATCTCCTGCGTCCAGGCGACATCAAAACGATGCACGATATCTGTGACCCGGCACAAGGCCAACTCCTCGTTCAGTTGATGCTTCAGAGGCAGGCCTATATCAGAAATACCTATACCTTCAGGCTCGGCTGGAAATATTGCCTCTTAGAGGGAATGGATGTGGTTACCCTCACCGACTCCAAGCTTGGCATGGACAAAACTCCGGTCAGGATCACTCAAATTGAAGAGGATGAGAATTTCAAATCAACCGTGACTGCCGAAGAGTTCCCTGCGGGAATAGGGAACGTTGCCTCCTACGGTAGGCAGCCAGCGGCAGGTTATGTGCCGAATTATAACATTGGCGCTCCAAGCATCGACCCGCCGCCGCTGATTTTCCTCGCACCGCAGGCCCTATGGGCGGATCAGTCCAAGCCAGAACTATGGATCGCTGCCACCGGAGGACCGATCTGGGGAGGTTGTGACATCTACGTTTCATCTGATGATGCAACATACCAGTACGCCGGGACGATACTCGGAAGGCCAAGAGCTGGGGTCCTCAGCTCTCCTCTTCCGTCAGGTCCAGACCCAGATGCCGTGAACACGTGCTCCGTGGACATATCGAGAAGCCTCGGAGAGCTGCTCTCTGGATCACAGGCCGATGCTGATAATATTGTCACGGCGTGTGCAATCCTCGACGGGGGATTAGAGATTATTTCCTATCAGACCGCTACCCTCACGGCCGCCTATAAGTACGATCTGACCTATCTGCGTCGCGGAGCAAAGGGAACAGGAATCTCTCAGCACCCGGCTGGATCGAAATTTGTAAGGTTAGATAATTTGGTGGCACGGCTGCCGTTCGACAGCACTTGGCTCCACAGCGTGGTCTACTTTAAGTTTTGCAGTTTCAACATCTGGAAATCTGGCGTGCAGAGCCTCGCC